TGCAGCAAGCAATTCTCCGTGGCGTCGCGCAAATCCTGTCTTTCAAAGACAACCAAGGCGAGCCGATGAACGAAAACGCACGTCGCTTCTGCGTGTTCGTACCCGTCAGCCTCTACCTCACCGCCACCGCTGCCGTAAGCACGCTGGTTACACAGGCGCTGCAACAAAACCTCAACCCCAACCTGATTGCCGGGTTGACGGTCGATGTGTTCATGAACCCGCGCCTGACCTGGACTGACACCTTCGCGGTTTGCCGCACCGACAGCCCAATCAAAGCGTTCATCCGTCAGACTGAGCAAGAAGTTGAACTCAAGGCAAAAGCCGAAGGCTCCGAGTTTGAGTTTGACAACGACGCTTGGCAATTCGGCATCGACGCTTGGCGCGGTGTGGGCTACGGCTACTGGCAGCGCGCCTGCCAAGTGCAACTGGTCTAAGGGTAAACAGCGCCATGGCCATGACCGAAGATTTTTCCGTGTTTTTCAGCACCTCTGAGTTTGCCACTGCGGCAACGCTTGGCGGTATTGCCGTCACGGGCATTTTCGACAATGGCTACAGCGCCGGCAATGTGGGTGGCATGGGCATTGCCAGCACCCAGCCCACGCTCACCCTGTCCACCGCCAGCGTGCCCGCCAACCCGGTTGGCTTGACCGCAGTGGTGGCCAGCGTCACCTACACCATTGCAGAGCACCAGCCAGATGGCACGGGCGTCAGCATGCTCTACCTGGAGCGCACCTCGTGACCACAGCCTTAGCCACCATCGTGGGCACCATCGTCAGCACGCTCTCGGCGGCCACAGCGGTGTCAAGCCAAATCTACCGCGCCCGCATGCGCCCCATGGCCGCACAGCACACCGATGCCGTCGTGGTGCGCATCCTCTCAGCCACCCCTGAGCGCATGGAGTTAAGCGGCGCGCCGATTGACTTTACAACCCAAATTGCCGTCGAGTGTTACGCCCGCTCAGCCACCACCACGCCAGACCTGGCTGCCGACACCTTGCTGGCCAACGTTTACGCCAAGTTAATGGCCGACCCCAGCTTGGGCGGCACCGTGATGGACCTCAACCTGACCGGCATTGACTACGACTTTGATGCCGACGCAGACAGCACCGCCTGCGTCACCCTCATGCTGCAGGTGCGCCACCGCGCCAGCAGCACCACGCTTACCTAAGGCACCCCATGACAAAAGTTCCCAAAGCCGCGCCCGGTACGCTTGATGCGCCCGAGACCGACCCCGCCGCCGTGCCCGCAAGCCCAGCTGCCCCGACCGCAACCCCGCCCGATACCGCCCCCTCAGCCGGTGGCAGCTACCTGCGCGACCCCGTTACCGGCGCGCTCACCCTCATCACCCCCTCTACCGTACAGGAGTAATCCCCCATGGCAACCCGTCTCATCCGCAACACCGTCGTCCTGCTCAAATCCGAAGTCACCTACGGCACCGACCCCACACCCACAGGCGGCTCCAATGCGATGCTGGTCAGCAACCTCAGCATCAACCCTTTCAACGTCACCGCAGTAGACCGTGACCTGATCCGCTCCTACCTGGGCGCGTCTGAGTCGCTGCTTGGCTCGCGTTATGTCGAAATGAGCTTTGACGTTGAGCTGACGGGATCCGCGACGGTAGCCGTTGCCCCCGCATGGGGTCCGGCACTCTTGGCCTGCGCAATGGCCGAAACCCTCACCGCCGTGACCCGTGCAGACTACACCCCGGTCAGCTCTGCCTTTGGCAGCTGCACAATTTATTGGTACGACGACGGCCTGCTGCACAAAGCCGTCGGCGCACGCGGCGCGCCGGTGTTCAAGCTCAATATTAATCAGCGTCCGGTCATGAGCTTCAAATTCTTGGGCCTGTACAGCACGCCAACGGTGGTCAGCAACCCCAGCACCACACTGACCGCGTGGAAAACCCCGCAGATCATCAGCGAGGCCAACACGCTTGACCTCACCTTTGGCGGCACCCATAGCACATCCACCGCCCCGGAGATTGCAGCGGGCACGCCTTACCCATCACAAGGCATCGAGATTGACTTAGGCAACAAGGTTGATTTCAATCCGTTTTTGGGCGGCGAGACGGTGGACAGCACCAGCCGCAACGCCACCGCCAAATGCACGCTCGACCTCACCGCCACCCAAGAGGCCGCCTTAATCGCGCAAATGGAAGCCGGAACCCTGCAAACCGTGGGCCTGAGCCATGGCACCGTGAGCAACCAAAAGGTGCTGGTGTGGCTGCCCAGTGTGCAAATCACCAACATGCAAAAAGCCGAAGCCAACGGCAAGCGCGTGGTGGCCTTGGACCTCAAATGCCTGCCCAGCACCAGCGGCAATGACGAGGTGCGAATCGTCACCAGTTTCTAAGCGTTTTAGAGCTGCAGCGCAGGTAAGTACTGCGCGAGCAGCTACTAAAACAATAGCAATCAAACACGCAAACCGAACAAATCGCCATGAAAACACTTTCCATCAGCAACACCTCAGAAATCAGCGTCAAGTTCACTTTGAAAGAAGGCGCAGTCAACAAGCTGTTTGCCTTTTCGTTCACGGCTGAACGGCTTGATCAAGACGAAATTACCGAGCGGCTGGAAGAGAAAAACAAGAAGGTAAAGGACTTTATGGCCGAGGTCATCACGGGTTGGAGTGGCCAGCGTTTGGTGTTGGAAGACAACGGCGAACCCGCTGCCTTCAGCCCCGAGGCGCTGGCCATGATGCTCAACGTCATGGGCGTTGGCTCCATCTTGTTCAACGCCTACCTTAAAGACTGCGGCGCGAAAGAAAAAAACTAGCGCAGGTTGCCCGAGTTTGGGCAACCGGAGAACTCTACACACAAGGGGCTGACGATGCACCGCAAGAACAGTTTGATGAAGCCCTTGCGGCATTTGGTTTGCAGCAAGGCGAAGCCGACCAGATCGCGCAAGAGTTTTGCTACCTGTGGCCCTGCAACGTGCGCACCTACGCCATTTGGCACCGTATCCAAACCCAGTGGCGCAGGGACGGCACCGGCGAGCGCACCGGGCTGGACTACAGCGGCGTCGAGGTTTACCTGCGCTGCGTGGAGCGCATCCCGCCCACAAAGCAGTGGGCAGAAATTTGGGCCGGCCTGCAAGCCATGGAAGCCGCAGCGCTTAACGCATGGGCGCAGCAGCAGCGCGACAAAGCCAATTAATCTGACAGGTGCCCCGCATGGCCAGTAACGAAGTAAAACTACGCCTGTCGGTTGACGGCGCAGCCCAAGTTGTGGGCGATGTGGACCGCGTGGGCGACAAGCTGGGCACACTGGACAGCCGCGCCCGGCAAGCAGCCCAAGGCGCGGACACCCTCAAAACCGCACTGGGGGCCATGGCCACCATGGGCAGCGTTTACGCCATGGTCAAGATGGCCGATGCCGTCACCACCCTCAATACACAACTGCGCCTGTCCAGCAACAGCGCAGCCGAGGCGGCCAAAGCCTACACCTCCCTCTTTGACATTGCCCAAAAGGGCCGCGTTTCGTTTGTCGAACTGGGCACCACCTACGCAGCCATTGCGCGCTCTGGCAAAGAGCTTGGTGTGTCGCAAGAGCGCTTGCTTACCGTCACCCAGTCCATCTCTCAAGCCATGACCATTGGCGGGGGCAGTGCGGCAAGTATGCAGGCCGCCCTGGTGCAATTGGGGCAGGGCTTGTCCAGCGGCGTTTTGCGCGGCGAAGAACTCAACTCCATCATGGAGCAAACCCCGCGCCTTGCCAAAGCATTGGCGGACGGCTTGGGCGTGCCCATTGGCAAACTGCGTGAGCTGGGCGCAGCCGGGCAACTCACAGGCGAGCAAGTCATTGCCGCGTTAGAAAAAGCTGGGCCGCAGCTTGCAAAAGAGATGGAGAGTGCAACCCTGACGGTTGGGCAAGCGTTTACCGTTTTGACCAACAGCGTGACCAACTTTATTGGCATTGCCGACGCAGCCAGCGGCGCGAGTGGCACGCTTGCCGGGGCGCTCAAAGGCGTGTCGGGGTCTATAGACACGGTTGGCAAGGCGATCAAAGAAAACGAGACTGCTTTCGGCCTGATCACCGGAGGGCTTGCCGGGGCCGCTACTGCTGTGGGCCTGGCCCTGCTTGTCAAACGCATTTATGAGGCTCGCACGGCTGTTGTGGCTTTGGGTGTGGCGGCAGCAGCCAACCCGGTTGTGCTCGCCATTGCCGCCGTTGGGGCCGCCGTGGGCACCATGGCCGCAGCAGCTGACAAGTTCACCAACAGCGCGCAAGGCATGCGGGCGGAAATCGGCAGCCTGAACAACTCCATTGCCAACATCGACGCCACCATGGCCAAAGGCGCGGACAAAGAAAGCGTTGCAGCCCGTGCCAGCTCAGCCATATTGCGCCAGCAGCTGGTCGAAAAAAGGGATGCCGTTGCACAAAGACTGGCCATGCTTGGGCAAGTGGAGGAGGGCGAAGGCAGATTTTCGCAAGCGATTGATAAATTCAACAGGGAGAGCGCCAAATCAGAAGAGGAGCTAATTGCCCTGCGTCAAAAAGCATCCGGCGTTTCTGCTGATTATTTGCCCACGCTGGAAAAGTATCAAACCCTGCTGAAAAATGGCAAGCTCGAAGAAAAAGAGTACGTCGAGCTGGTCTCCGCATTGGCGGTCAAGAATTACAAAAAAGCCGATTCGATTAAGGCCGTGATGGCCGCCAAAAAAGAACTGAAAGACTACGACGCCCACGTTCACGAGTTCACGAAGGAAAATTTAAAGGCAATTGAAGACGCCGAAAAAGCCAACGCCAAAGCCCTTGCCGAAGTCACCAAAGAGCACGAAAAATACATAGGCACGCTGGAAAAGTCCGCTGACACCATAGCCGCGCAAGTGCTCAAGCTGCAAGATGAAGAAGCCGCCTCAATCATTGCAGCCAGCCAATACATCAGCCTTGCCCAAGCCATCGAGCAAGTCACCATTGCGCGCCTTCAGTCGCAGGCCGACCAGCTCAGTCTGAACGGCAACGACGCAGGTGCCAGCGCCATCCAGCGCGAGATAGACGAGCGCAAAAAACTCATTGGCCTCATTGGTGGCAAAGAGGCGCGTGAAGCCACAGCCAAGTCCGCCAAAGAAGCCGCCGCCGAATGGCAAAAAACCGCTGACAAGATCAACGACAGCATCACCGACGCCCTCATGCGCGGGTTCGAAAGCGGCAAGGGCTTTGCTGAAAACTTGCGCGACACGCTGACCAACATGTTTAAAACCATGGTGTTGCGCCCCACGGTCAGCGCCATCGTCAACCCTGTTGGGCAAGCCATGGCAAGTGCTGTTGGTTTTGGTGGAGGTGGCGAGGGTGGTGGTGGTGGTGGCATGATCGGCACTGCTCTCAATGCAGCGTCCCTTATCGGCGGATCCACACTTGCCGCCATCGGCTCCAGCGTTGCCACTGGGGTGTCGGCGGGTTTGGCGGGCACCAGCCTTGCGGGCGCTACTGCAGCCTATAGCGCGGCGGGCATGTCTGGCGTGGCGGGCGGTTTAAGTGTTGGGTCAACCATCGGCAGCGCATTGGCGGCCATGGGTCCGGTTGGTTGGGCTGCACTGGCAGCGGGCGCGGTGCTTGCGTTGGCTGACCACGGCACCCCCACATCCAGCACGGGTGACGCATCCGCCAGCTTTGACGCATCAGGCAAGCGCACCGACTACCAAACATTTTTCAACGGCTCCAGCGTGGGCGTGGACAAGATGCTCGCGGACTTGCAGGCAGCCTACGCAGGCGCGGCCAAGTCTTTGGGCATTGGCACCGTGGCCAGCGCGTTTGCCTATGGCGGCAACACGGGCAAAAATGGCGAGTCGCCAAACTTTGCACTCACCGCCCGCGCCGGAAACTCGTTTTACAGCACAGGCGGCGAAACCGCATCGTCAGACGCTGCAATCTCCCTGGCAGCCAGCCGCGCCGTGTTCGCCGCCCTGCAAGGCTCCGACCTCCCGGCCTACCTGTCCAGTGTGTTTGACGGCCTGAGCGCCGGGGCCATGACGCAGGAGCAAATCACCAACACGCTGGCCTATGCCGGGTCCATCAAGCAAGTGCGTGATGCCCTGCTGGAGACCCGCGAGCCCATGGCCATTTTGCAGGCCAACGTGGACCAAGCCTTCAGCACACTGGCCACCACCTCCGAGTCATTCAAAACCGATTTTGTGAGCGCCATTGACGGCGGCATCACCCCCGAAAAATTGGCCCAATGGCAAAGCCTGCAAACCGCCATGACAGAGCTTGCCTCGTTGGCAGAAAAAGAAGCCACGGCCAAAGAGGCCGCCGCCCAAAAGGTGCGCGAGGCCGTCCAGAGGGAGGTTGACAAAGAGATTGCCACGGTCACCACCTGGACGCAAAAGCTGGCCGTGCTGCAAGGCACCGTAACCGAGCGCCAACTGGCTATGCAGGCAGACCTTGCCACCACAACCAATGCCGCCACGCAAGAGCTGATCAAACAAGTTTATGCTCAGGAAGACCTGAAGACCTCGACCGAAGCGCTGAAAGAAAAAACAGACGCATTGGCCGCCACAAACAAAAGCTGGCAAGACCAGCTTGATGTGCTCACCGGGGCCATGACAGAGCACAGCATTGCCCTGCGTGACGCGGGCGACGACTCCACCCGCGCCCTGATGGAGCAGGTCTATGCACTGCAGGATGCAAAAGCAGCAGCCGACCAAGCCACCGCCGCACAAGCCCAATACACGGCGGAGGTCGATAAGTTGACCTCCGCGCTGGAGCAAGCCCGCTCAGTTGTGGCGTCCACCCAGAGCGCTGTTGACTCGGTGCGCGGAGAAGCAACCAATGCCTACCTGAGCAGCCTGACATCGGTAGCATCGGCGCAGGAGGCCCTTGCCAAAGCCCAACAAGACGCGCAACTCACGCTGGCCAACATCCAGATTGATGCGCAAATAGAACTTGCCAACGCCGCCAACACCGCCGCCAAAGAGATGCAAGACCTTGGCAAGCAGTTACGCGAGTTTATTGACGGTGCCACCCTGCAGCCCACGGCCCAATTCGGCAAGCTGCTCACTGCAGCCTTGGGCGGCGACAAGGACGCCATGCAGGCCCTTCCCGGTGCGGCCAATTCGGCCATTGATGACGCAAAGCTAAGAGCCACCACAGGCACCGCCTTTGCTTTGGAGAAAGCCGGGATCGTGAACCGCGTTGCCCAAGTTGCTGCCATGGCCGAACGCCTGGGGCAAAACACCAAGACCGTGCCAGAGCGGCTCACCGCCGCCGCACTCGATGCCGTGGCAGTGGCCACCACAGAGCTGACCATTGCACAAAACAACCTTGCACAGTCGCTGGCAGTGGCCAACGCCATTGGCGCACCACTGACCGCCAGCGTGACCGACCTGATTGCCAAGTTTCAGGCAGCGCAAGCGGAAAGCATCAAGGCGCAGCAAGGCTTGCTGGCGGCGCAGCAAGCGCTGGACGCCATCCGGGGTAACACCGCAGAAAGCCTGCCAAAGATCGACGCAGTAGCCAGAGCCGCTACCGAAGCTACAGTCGCGGCTACAGCCGCAGGGGTCAATGTGTCGGGTGCAGTCAATGCGATGCAATCGGTGATCAGCAGCGCAATCATCAACAACTTTGCAAAGCTTGATACATCGGTAAACGGCTTGCTGGACTACGCGGAGTTTGCCGCAGGCTTGCAGGGGCTTGCCACGGATTCCCAGCTCAAGGCTTTGTTCACAGAGATCGACTCAAACGGAGACGGGCAGATCAGCAAGCTGGAAGCCATTCGGCTGGCTGCTCTGGACATCAAAACAGCCACCGCAGCCACAGCCACCAGCACAGCCACATTTGCCACCGGGGCCAATAAAACCGTCGCGTTTGCTGCAGGTGATCCGATCTTCTCAGTGTTCAGCAATATCAGCCGCACCAACGATATTTTGATCGACTCGCAGCAACTGTTTTTGACGCAGTTGTTGGGAGTTGGATTTGGTGAAAACATGCAGGCTCAGGGGGCTTACAACTCCGCTTTCTTAGGCACCTACCAGCTTCAAGCAAGTGCAACCGGGCACCTGCAAACCATTGCAGCCAATTCGGCGTACTTTAGTCAAATGGCCTCCAATGCGGCAACTACTGCCGCCAATACCGGGAACATCAATCACACAACTGCAGACGATTATTTAAAAGCCATAAGGGATTACGCCTCGAATCTCGGGGGGATTTACACGGAGTCCTACAACACGAATTACAACTGGTTCAACAACGCGCTAAAAATCAAATTTGACAGGTATGCCTATACAGGCGGCGTTTACGCCCACGGCGGCGCATTTACCAATTCCGTCGTCAGCACACCCACCAGCTTTGACATGGGCCTCATGGGCGAAGCGGGCCCCGAGGCCATCATGCCGCTGGTCAACATTGGCGGCAATCTTGGTGTGCGCAGTGCAGGCGGCGACGGGCGCGACATGGCGCGGCTTGAAGCGCTGATCGAACGCCTGACAAAAGAGGTGGAAGGCTTGCGCACCGAAGCCAGAGCCACCGCCAGCAACACAGGCAAAACCGCCCGCGCCTTGGATGGCGTGATCAACGGCGAAGACGCCATCAACACGGTGGCTGCATGAAAGTCGTAAAACCAACCACCCTCACAGCGGCCATGCTGGTCAGCACGGACGCAGCCGAGACCTACAGCGCATGGAACGCCGCCACAGCCTATGTGCTGGATGACATCGTGCTGCGCACCACCACTGAGCGCCTTTATCAGCGTCTGGTAGCAGGCACCACCGCCACCGCGCCCGAGAGCGACACCACCAACTGGCTGGACATTGCGCCCTCCAACAAATGGGCCATGTTCGATGGCGAAATCAGCACCGCCACCACCAAGTCAACCAGCCTAACCGTTGTGCTCAAACCCGGCTACGTCAACAGCCTGGCGCTCTTTGGCTTGGTGGGGTCAAACATTGCTGTGACCGTGCGTGATGCGCTGGCTGGCAACATCGTCTACACCCTGAGCCAAGACCTCGACGGCACCATCATTGCCGACTGGTATCAATACTTTTTTGAGCCTGTTGTGCAGCTTGCCGAGGTAGTGTTGACCGACTTGCCACCCTATGGTGACGCTCACATTACCGTAGTGCTCACAGGCACCGGCACCGTGGAATGCGGCATTTGTTTGGTGGGCACCTTTTACACGCTGGGCGACACCCAATATGGCGCAAGCGTGGGCATCATCGACTACAGCCGCAAGGTGACGGACGAATTTGGCATTACCACCTTTGTCCGGCGCGCCTACAGCAAGCGCATGAGCGCAAAACTCATGCTCGACAACGTGCAAATGAACAAGGTGCAGCGCGTGCTCGCTGACCTGCGCGCCACTCCCTGCGCTTGGATTGGCGCGGACGATGTGACCTACGCCCCGCTGCAGGTCTACGGCTTTTACAAAGATTTTTCGATTGACGTGGCATACCCCACCATGAGCTATTGCGCCTTGGAAGTCGAAGGCCTGACCAACTAACCCCTCCCAAGCAAAGGACAACACCATG